AAAAATCGGACTACCTTGAGCTACAGCTTTTCCGCCTGGATCGCCTGTCGGTGGAGATGGCAGCGGTGTTGGTGCTTTAAAAGCTTCATAAACATTTACACCTGCGGATGCAACCGCTAGACCTTGTTGAATAATATCAGTAGTTGAAGGTTGTCCTGAAGGTATAGGTGCTTGTGGTCCTAAAAGATCTCGATAACTTACTTTACGTGACGGTAAGAAAACTCGTTCAGGAGTGATTTCTGGATATGGTGCATATTCAAGTTGTGTTGGCATAACACCCACAGCAGCTTCAGCTTGAAGATCTTGGCCTCTTCTTTGCAACTCAATCGCTGCAATATCACGTTCAGTTTGAGCAATACGGCTTTCTCTGTTAGCTTGTAATACTCTGTTATTAAATGCAGCTTCTTCGTTAGCAAAGCTAATAGCTTGATCAATTCTAGCAATATCAATGCCAACTTGTTTTGTTTGAAGACCTGACGTAACTCTAGCAAATCTAGTTGCTTCATCGATTTTATCAATACTCAAATTAACACCAGTCTCTCTAACTGCTGAGTCAACATTTAGATTTAATAGTTGAATACCAGCACTACGTCTAGAACCTTTCAAAGCTGATTCTAATTGAGTCAAAGTCCTAAATGATTCAGCCTGTGCTGATTGTATGCTTTTACCTCTTGACTTACCAGCTTGCCCTAAAGCAGCTTGACCTGAATCTTGGATTGCTTTAATAGAAGCAGCTTCTTTATCGAAAGCAGTTCTATTGTAAAGATTCTTTAGTTCAGTTTGAATTCTTTCGGTTCCAATACGTTGACTACTTTGTATACCAAATAAATTCGCTTGTTGTTGTAATTTATCAATACCTAGATTAGTAAGTGTATTTTCAAAACCTGTTTTAATAGTTTCAGCTTTAACTTCTTGTGTTTCTCTATTAAAACCTTGGTTAATTAACTCATTTTGAAGATCTGCATAAATTGATTCACGTTGAAATGCTTGATCTATTTCAAAATCTTGGAAAGCAGCTTGTGTATCAGCAACTCCTAATTCAGCAGCTTCTTCATTTAAACCTAATTGAGCTTGTGATATTCTTAACCTTTCGTTATAAGTAGCTAAAGAGGCTTCATACTGAAAATCTTCTATTTCTTTGTTACGTTCCCAACCTGTAACAGCAGTGTCAAAAGCATACTCTCTATTATTATAGTAATTTTCTTTGTCAATTGCATCTTTTTCTTTATTATACTTGTTAATATCATTTGCTCTTCTTCGCGCATCTTTTCGTTGCTCTATTTGCGCTCTTTCTTGATCGTCGTTAGCGGCACTATTGTTACCAAATAAACTGGTTCCTAAACCAACTGCTGCGATTGCTGCTGATGCGATTGCTGCTGGCATAATTAAGCCCTCCTATAATATCGAGGTGAATAGTTTCCTTCCCACATCATCTCTACAAGAGATACAGGATATGGATAATCACTTGTCATTTTTAATTTAAAATTAGTGTTACGTTGATGTATAGGTACATCAAACCTATATTCAGGTTTTACAGGACTCGTACTAAATGCATAATCATCACTTACTATGACCTCTTTAATTAAAGTCCATTCTTTAGAACTACCTAATTTAGTTTCAAATACCAGTGGACCTGATCGACCAGTAGATACTTTAATTCTAGCAATAGTTAATATAGCACTAAAGTCAACAGAGTTACCATCTCTTCGTCTAAAATAAAATGTAGGTAATTGTACTTCAAAGTTATAGTTGTAGCCAATAATAATACTATCAGCTGCATCACTTAAATTTCCTACAGCTTCAAAATAGTTATAGTTTGTATTGGCTTCAATTTTAGGTGTTACTTCTACGAAATAACCCTCATCTTTATCAGGTTTACCAATTAAAACTGCACCTTTTTTACCAGAAATAGGTTTATAAGGTGTGTAGATTTTAGTTAAATTGTCAGTTGGGTTATAAACAACTTTATCGATAATTCCATCAGGAGATTTTGGGAGTGAAAACAAATCAAGACATGGATTACCTGTTACAACAAACTCATTATCAGAATCGAGTACAACAGAAACATCACCTGTAGGTAACTCATTAACTGTAATTGAGTTTAACAAATAAGCTTCTTCTTGTTGAGTTATAATTATAATATCATCGTTTAAAACGTAAGCATCTTGAATAGTACCTGTTACTTTCCATTTTGTCCAAGCTTGAAATAGATCTTTTTCACCATCGTTATAATAACTATACATATAGATATAAGACGATTGTCTATCTACAAGTAAAATAAAAGAGTTTTGTGGGCTAGAAACTAATCTATCAATACTTTCAGGAATCCATTCAAGTACAACTTTACTGATGTCTACAACAATAGGGGGTTGTTCTACATCTCGTAACTGCATACTAAATACTTTAGCATAATCAGGTACTTTATTAACAAAACCTACAGTAGTACCAATATCTACAGGAGATATATTACTATCCATTTCATAGCTAGATACTGTACGGATAATAGAAGACGTAGGTGTCAATGTATTTGAATCAGTAGCTGATAACATAAATTGCTGGCGATCACCAAATAACAAAAGACCTTGTGCTGTAGGTAAGACATCAAATAACGTAACAGGTCTTGTACTAGATACGTTTAAATCAATAGGATCTGAAGCAATTTGTGTTAAAGCTGATTTAACAAAGAAGTTAAAAGGTTCATTAGCTACACTTAAGATTACATTATCTTCTGATAACAAACCAAATCTGTTGTTATAAAAAAATGTAGCCTTGATTGTTTTACCTACAAAAGAAGGTACTGGGCTTGTAATGTCATCACCAGTTAATCTAGGTACACCAAATGTATTGGTATCTGCATTAGGATATAAAGCAGTATCTACAGGTATTGGTTCAAATGTAAATTGATCTACATTATTAATAGTGCTAGTATAGATAAATCTATGTGGCATTGTTCTTGCATCTATTCCAGGTGAAACATCCCTAGCAATTGTTTCTAGCCAGTAACCTTTACCACGTGTACCATCATAAGCTACATATTTAACATAGTAATCATCACTATCACTATTAGTATTTAAGATGCGTAAATTATGGTCATCAAAAGATTCAGCTGGTAATTCAGTTACATTATTTACTTGATCTAAAAATGCTTCAATTGAATCATTATTAAAACCACCTACTGCTGTTAAAGTAAAAGGTAAAGGTGTGCCAGTTATTGTACTTGGTGTATTATTTAGAACAACTGCATTAGCACCACTAAATCTTCTAATAACTAAACTGTTAACATAAGACTCAATATACCAAACACCATCAAAATTAGCATTACTTGCGTTTTGTTGTGTTTCAATTATACTTTTTACTTCACCAGATAGTGAATTATTAGCATTAACTCCAGTTAAAAAATCTTGAAAAGTTGTACTTCCTGTTGCACTAGCTGTATCAGATATACCTTGAATAGTTATAGTATAATCGTAACCATCAACAAGTGAAACTAATTTTAAAGTACCTACTGAATTAGCAACAAAAGTACCAGCTGGTAGCATTGCTGTAACTTTAGTTTGGTTGGTAATAATTGTAGTATCTTGAATACTACGGAAATGAAAATGATCTGAAGTATTAGCATCTGTTAAATACGAACCACTATTGTTTGTAATATTACATGCTTTACCTGTTAATGCATTCCAAGCATAAATATTAATACCTTTAATAGCACCAATATAAGAAGTGGTTTCACTGCGATCCAGAAAAAACCATATAGCATCTTCTAAATCAGCTTTATTATAAGCATTGTCGTTTGTATCTTTTAGGTGCTCAATAAATTTCATACCAGGTCTTTTTAGTAGACCATAAGTAGGATCAGGATACCCATTAATACACTCAGATACCTGACCAGCTAGTTTTTTGTCGTCGTTTTGGTTAGAGACACCACCTAAAAAATTAGGTGATAGTTGTGTTACTACTGGCATTAGCGATACAGTGCGTTAAATGGTTTATAACTACGGTAATAATTACCGCCTTGTGGTTGACCAAAGAATGTATGATCACCTTGATTACATTCGTATTCGAGAGCCATAGCTCTTGTATACGCTTCTTTTTGTGACAGCATTTGGAATTGTTGTCCATCGCCAATCACTCTACTAGAGAATATAGAAGATGCTCTAGCTACAATATAAGCTTGAATAGGTTGTGGTAGATACTCATAATTCCATTCCCATAGCACATCAATGTAAAGCGTTCCATCTCCCCATTTATCTGTATGGTGCATAGTATCATAGAGATAACCTCCACGATTAACACTATTTTTTCCTAGGTTAGCCGCATAATCTTGGCTAAGATCATATTGAATAGCATTATTAGGAATAGCTACTTTCTTTGTAGTTGCATCTGGTGTTACTTCTAGATTTAATTCTTTATTAA